TAGTAGACCGGTTGATTGCCCGGCCGCGGCCGCTACTCCAATTGCTTGTTGCTCAGCGCCCCGGAACGCTGAACCAATAGAGCCTCCAAACTGCGCACCGCGACTGCTTACCTTGGAGAATGTATCATCAAAATTATTCGAAAAACTCCTTATATTATTATCAAAATAAGGAAAATTAAAAGATATCTTTGAATCAGGGCTGGGTTTGTATAAATTTTTATAAAATAATCTACCGGGATCCCAATTACTTGCCTTTGATGATTCTTTAATGATTTGGGCTCCTATGTTTAAATAGCCTTCAATAAACTGTTGGAATTGTGACTTGTCTAACAAATAACCAGTAACAAAAGCATTAGGGGCTTCAGCACGTAATTGTGAATTCTTAGCAACTGTAGTCCAAGCGTATTTATTGACTATGTCAAATCTTTCCCCAAGCGAGCCATATCCATAACGCGCACGCGGTTCTCCCTGTTCCGGAGCTCCGAAACCATAACGTGGTGGTTTTTGTCCTGCCATTTAATAATATTTAATCACCAATCTTATTTGTACTAAATATTTTTAAGAGTGTGCGTACGCTGAGTTTAAATAATTCTCCATACCACTTGGGTAACTCATTGGACTATTTTTATTTTCACCACCAATAGGTACAGGTCGTTGAGCCGGCATCGTAACACCACCACCACCATTAGGTTTCATTAATATTTGCTCAGTCAAAGTAGCAATATTTTGTAATATAACGTTAGATATTTTTGTCTCGTTTAGCTGTTGAATGGCTATATGCCCACCAGTTTCTGAAAGCGCCAGGTCTTCGATACGTTTTTGTTCCCTTTCCTTTTCTGTAGGAAACAGATCCTTGTTAATTGCATCAGCCCCTTTACTACCACCCCACCATCCTACAAGACCGCCGATAATACCACCAACAGCAGTACCTAGACCCGGTACGATGGAACCTAGGGCAGCTCCTGCTGCAATTCCACCACCAACACCAAGACCTTTAGTGGTTGTTCTTCTCCAATCTTTATTTTTTTGATGTTCCTCGTATGCCGCTAACCCGCCAGCAAGAGGAGCTGCAACTTTACTAAGCACCTTAAGAGCACCACTCGCAGTTCTTGCAGTCTTGCTTGTAACTCTCGAAGCTGTAGAAGCTGTAGAAGCTCTCGAAGTCGTCGCAGCTGTAGAAGCTGTAGAAGCAGGAGGTGTGGTAGTAGGATGTTTCAGAAGTGAACCAGGTTTCTGTTTCATAAGATCAGTAACTGATTTACCAGTTACACGGGAGATTCTTCGTGCTTGAGCTTGGCTTAAACCCCCAGCTGGTACGTGAGCCCCAGCGGCTGATATTTTTAACCCTCTATAGGCGTTCCGGCCTAGACCGGACCTAGCGGCTGCGCCTGTAGCTACTGCAGTAGTTGCACCTACACCCGTGCCTACTGCAGCTGCAGTAGTTGCTGCTGGTAGTAGTGCTGCTGGTAATAAAAACCGGGCAGCTGCTGCGAAGGCAGCTACAATTGCGCCTCCAGCTTTTAAGAGAGCCCCGCCGACACCCATTGTTATAGCAGCTGCCAACCCAATCAACGCTACACCTCCGGGTAAAAAAGCCAGTGCTAGAGCCCCTATGATAGTGGCTGTAAATAATCTTTTCAGTTTCTCTTTCGTATCTTCACCAGACCAGACAAAATTCCACACACTCTTAATTATTTTTCCTAGGCCTATGAAAAACTTCTTTGCATTTTCCATAGTAAGTACATCTTCCCACAAAAACTTGTTAAGGGAATCAAATATATTCTTTAATATACCTACTATCCTATCCTTAAAACCTTTAGGTAAGGCAAAAATTGCTGCAACTGCGAGAGCGAGTTTAGCGAGGGTAGCTAAAATACCACCCTTTTTTGTAAGATCCTTTACCGTTTTTTTTGTTTCATCAAATTTATCTATTACTCTCCGGACAGGGGTTTTAGTTTCCCCCTTATCATCCTTCCTCGGGTCTACTCTCCTTTTAATCTTATAATATGTATGCCAGAATACTGTAGCCTTAGCAGCAAGTATCATCTTATCACGTGAAGATAGTATCGTTGAGCCAGCCCCACCACGGCCTCCAAAAGCAGAAGGATTTTTTATATTTTTCTGAAAGCTGTTTTTTTCCTGCTTCTCTGTATCTGTAACCGATCTATTTAAAAGGTCACTGAAATTAGCGAATCCGTAATCTGTTTTATCTTCCACATTATTATTTAATCACCAGGTGTATCAAAGAACGTAGAATCTATAACAAGCTCGCTGCTATCCACCGTAAGCAGTTTATTAGCATAATCATTAACCTTTTCAATATATTTTGAAATACCTTTATAAAGTGTCAAAGGTAGCTTTTCGACTAGTCGGATCCTTTCGTTAATTCGAATTTCAGATAATACTACTTCCTGCTCACCTATTGTTAACCTATCGATATACTTTAATATTTCAAATATATACAATAAACCAATCTCTTCCTTTAAGACATCATTTTTATTATTAATATCTTGATCACATTTTGTTATTAAAACACTTTCATCTTTTAAAGTTGGTATCTTTAAACTAACGGTTAAGTTTTTAAACTTAACTATACCATCCTCTTCGAGCTTAAATTGTGTATTTTTTACGTTGTCAACTACTCGTGCAAGACTAACTGTTTCATCATCTACCTTTACTTCATCTCCAAGTGAGCTTTTTCTCAAGCCAACTAAAATAGGTATTTTGTCGTATATCTTTAAATCAGAAATACCAGTATTATCAACTATAACTTTGTTTACAGTCTTACTAAAATCCAGACTACCTTTAAGCCCATCCAATACAGATGATATTAAATCCTTTTGTTGCTTTAGGGTTAACGGCTTAACTTCAATAGTTTTCTTTCTAGAAGGTAAATATACTTTTATAACTTCCTTATTTAAATCATCCAACTTTGATAAGAAACTAGATACATCTTTACTCATATTGTTATTTAGCTAGAATTTTGATTTTTCAAGTCTTGATTTTGCTTATCAACTTCCTCTTTATAGAGAGTATAAAAATCGTTTAACTCTTTATAGGTAGAATTAATTAAAAAGTTTACATCAGGTATCCTTTTACATAATGTAAATAACATTTGCTTATAATCAGCATCACTTACACAATTAAACAATCTAACTATAAAGGCAGGTAATACAGTAGTAAGCATATTAATACTAATTTCTTCTACTCCAATTGATTCTCGCTTTTCGAGAATTTTAATATTGAAATAATTTTCGTTTTTTTGTAAAAATTCTTGTAGGTACTTTAAAGTATCTCTTGGTACTTTATCCATTACCTGTTTAACGTCTGCTTCGCTTAATGTAGATAGAGTTATAACTTCGTCTTGTATTTTTATTTTCTCTATACAACTTAGCATAAAATCAGAATCACCTAAGTTATACTGTACCGGGTAGTTAAACGTAAATTCAATATCGTCAGTTGTTATATGTTCAGATATATCTTCAAATGAGCCTATATTAGATCTTATATGCTCAAAGCTTACATTTACATTACCTTTTTTAGACCCAACAACTAATTGATCCCCAATACACACCTCTCTTAAAAATAAAAAAGCTAGGAATTTTTCGACTATATTAAGACCCTCTGTTATTATAAAGGTTTCTAAGAACTGCATTCCACTAGTGACTGTAAAGTCATCATGTAATGAAAACTTTCTAAGATCTTTAAATAGTAGCTCTCTTACAAAGACTTCCTTCTTATTAGGAAGTATAAAAGACAATTGCATACTATTAATTATAATGGTCTATAATTTTTAAAAGCGAAAGTTATTGTTTTTTCTTTAAAATCTGAAGGGTTGTAGTTATATGTACCACCTTCTGTGTTTGTTGGGAAAGCTCTTTCAAACACATATCCCTTTCTTCTTACACCGCGGTTATCATATTGTTTTACTACAATATCACATTTTAGATCATGGTTAATGAGACCGTCTATTCCTATGGATATCATCCAAGGTCTAAAAAAGGTATGCTCGATATCGATATCTGTTTCAAAGAAATTAATTGTAATACCTCTTCTTAAGAAACTCTCTCTTGAATTAGAACCAAAGGCCGGTAAAAAACCACCTCGACTAGACGGATCGATTCCATAGTCATCAAACATTGTGGTTTCTTGAGGTATAGTTATCTCACGCGCGCCGAGCATATTTCCATTTTTTTCGAAAAATTTAGGTAGGGTAATAGCTCTCCAACTTTCACCGCTCTTGCGTAATGCGTTATTAATAGCGCCACGTAGCGTTATAAAGTTATAGTTAAAGGACACCTTCCACAGGAAAGGGTGGGATAGAAAGTATTTGTTATCCTTACTATAAGCTTGTAAAAAATCTAGAGCTTCATGTGCCATTATTAATATTTAATCGGCACTTTACTTTAACTAAAGTCTCTATAGAAATGATAAGCAAAAGTTACGTCGAAGTTAACCACTTCACCAGTACCATCAGCTATATTATAACCAATGTCACCTATATCTCTAATTGAAGCACCGACTAGCTCTATGTTACGAACATCGTTTAGCTCCTTATCAATTTGAACTAAGTTAATAACTGATTCATCACCAGGCATACCATATTGACCGGTTGATGTTTCATTATTAAAAACCGCTCTTGACGCAGCTTCAAATTTTGTTCTTAACTCACAATCTTCATCATGATAGAATTCTATAGCGTAGCCATCAGCACCTTGATAAGTCGCTCTACCAGGTAATTGAAACTCTTGCCCGTAATAATTAACAGTTTGGTTTTCAATAGTCCTGCCAGGTAACTGCGCTGTTCTAGCGTATACTAAGTCTTCATCTCCATTAAAACTTACACCCCCTACTAGATCAATTTGTCTAACACGGAATAAGAAGTCTCGTGAAAATTGCTTTTCAGCCGCTCTAGTAAAGAAGTTTTGAATTGTTGTTGCCATAATATTATTTAATTAGTCGTTATATAAGCTCCTCAAAATTAGCATCTGTTCTGGTTGCGTAGAAGTTAACTAAGATGTATTCTGCTGCTCTGGTAGGTTTAATGTAAATGTCTACTACTAGCTCATTTGCATCAATTACTGATGGTGTGTTGTTTCTCTCATCACACACAATTAGATAATCGTATAATCCTTCATTATTCTTAGCTCTTTCAAATACAGGAGTTAAAGTATTGACAACTCTTGTTCTTGTAAACTCTGAGTTTTGCTCAAATACGAAGAACCTTGAAGCCTTCTTAACTGGTCGTTCTAATGCTAAGAACAATCTACGTACATTAATTCTATCAAATGCACTCGGCTTCTTATTCAAAGTCTTCTGCCCAAATATAACCTGCCCT